TGTTCTCCTTACTTAGACGCGACTTGTGAGTCTTAGCTTTGATAAGATTCCCAACCACTTCTGTTCCATCCTTTTCTTTCTTCTTTGAGAGATAGATGATTGTAGACGCTGCATACTTGAGGCCACTACCTCCTCCCATTTCCTTAGTTGGTACATAAGATCCGATGACATCGTAGGTGTGATTGGTTACAATCATTGGTATTTTGGCTTGACCCAGTTTAAGAGTCAACATTCTGAATGCCCCTTTGATCAATTGAGATTTTGTCATATCACGGACAAGTTTCTCATTGAGGGCATCAGTGATTTCTTTCTCTGTAGAAAGCATCCCCAAAGAGTCTAACACAAACATACAAGGTTTACGTTCATCTTCAGGTTTTTTTGAGTATAGGTCTACTGCTTTGAGCGCCTTACTCCTGAACTCCTCAATAGTAACAACATTGACTACAACCAGTCGATTCAGATCAATGCCACGACTTACTAGTAGTGACTTATTAACTGCTGCCTCAGTATCAAAATAAAGGCAATATGCATCGGGATTAGTATCCAAGAAGTTCTTGACCACTGCGAGTGAAAAGAAAGTCTTTCCAGTAGAACTTTCCCCAGCAATTGCAGTAATTTTATTACCAGATACACCGCCACCGATAGACCCAGATACAAGAGCGTTAAGAATGAACGAACCTGTGTCCACATATGTTTCAGTGTCATCAATCTCGCTTGCAAGTTTGGTGAAGTCATCTCCAATCTCTTTTACAATCTCTTTTAAAAAATCCATAAGTCATTCAAAAATATAATGTGAGTTTTGAGATTTAAACATCTCTACTTGTTTTTCAGTTTTAAAGAACTTAAAGAGTGTCGTATTTGAATGTTCTTTAAGTTGATACTTTACTTTAATCATCAGATTACAATTCCAATCTCTTTTACAATTTCTTTTAAGAAGTCCATGTTAGTCGTCTATGGTAATAATTTTTTCCCAGTAGGGAGTGCTGCCACTCACAATGTGTATCATTCTTGATAAAGTTTTAACCTCTTCAAAAGAGGATAAAATTATTGGTGGTCTGACAGTACAGTACCAGACTTTGTACATTATCCAAAGAAGGATTCTAGGTTTACAGTTTTCTCCACACTCCATCCAATAGCATCAAGAATAACCTTGAGAGGTTCTAAAAATGCCTTTTCAAATTGTAAGTCATAATCCACATATTGGTCAAGTCCCAACTCTGTTGGAAACTCTGAAATAAATGAGATCACATTCTCATGGATAATATTTGGTTTTTTAAGATAACAAAATTTAATCTTTTCACCGTTATTGATAAGTGAATATTTGTTTGTTAACTTCTTTTCTTTTATGTAGTGATTGAACAGTAAGGCACCACGACAATGAATAGGAGTTCCCTTTGAATATATCGTAGCATGTGCCTTATACTTCTGAGCATCAGAAACAGATCGAGGAAAGGAAATAGCTTCGATAGGAAGTTTCTTGAAGTCACTTCTACACTTATCGATATACTCAATCACCTCATCTTCTGTTCCATTCATCATCAACTTGAGAGCATCCTTAATCATACTCCTACAGGGTGCTGGAGTGGATGACTTGACTGCCTCAATACCCATGATCTTCAGTTTAGGATCTTCATACCTAACACCCTCACTATCCCACACATTGAGAATATATCTCTTCTTGGCAGTCCAGATTCCACGATCTGCAATATTCTCTCTCTTCATCTGCATCTTTTGATCATATGCATTCACATACGTCGCAAGAGTTTGATAAGATTTTTCGATGAACGGTTCCAATTTCTCTTGACAGACTTTGTCAATGATAGAAACAACCTTGCTCGTATCGTTAACTTTATCACTAAGAAATTTATTAACAACAGGTCCAAAATTAAGATAGATTGAATCGGTGTCAGATGCGATGACATAATCTACATCTTCTGTTGAGAGTAAGTTATTTAGATATTCATTCATATGATTTTCAATCCAACGAATAGATGTCTGACCCGACATCGTAATCGCTTCTGCATTAGCAAGTTTGAAATATCTGAAGTAGGCATTACCAATTGCACCATAGGCGGAGTTCAAACAAATCTTTCTCACCATCTGGAAGTTATTGAACTTGGCAATATCTTTGATAGTTTGTTCTCTCTGTCTACGGAGAACTGGATCCTTATTAGTCTTAAGTTTGGATTCAATATCAACTAGTTTCTGTTTAGACTTCAACATCTCCTTCTTGAATGCCTTACGTTCCCCGTACATCTTCTCCATCAGTTCAGGTAGAAAACCCTTCACATCCTTACGATACATTGCACCATTGGCACAGACCGCATAGTCCTTATACATCTGAAAATCAAGTTTCTCATCAAGAATCTTTTGAATGGTGACTGATGGATGTTTCTCCTCCTGAAGAGTTTCAGGTGAGATATTGTATTGCATAATTAAATGCGGATAAAGCGAATTCAAATCAAAACTTACAACATAATCATATACACCTGGTTTGGGTTCCTTTACATAGGCCCCAGCAAACTTTTCACTCTTATCAGTCTGTGTCTTGGGAGGAATAACAATATTCCTTTTCTTCAAATAGTTATAGATGATGGAGTCCCACAGACGAACTTGGAACATTGGGTCACCAAAGTTCACCTTACCATCAAAGGCCATGGTGATAACCAACTCAATCAGTTTCATCTTGTCTTCCATACGGTCAACAAGTTCCACGTCAACGATGTTGTAATCTACAAACTTTTTCCAATCACCAGTATAGAAATCTTTGAATGTATCAAACTCAGAGTGGTCTAACTTCTTTTGACCAAGTTCAACCTCTGCAATGAAGTCCAGTCGATAAGACTCACGATTCACATAAGTAAACTTCTTATATAACTCCAGATAGTCTAGGTCAGTAATACCACCAATATCGTAGATATAAAACATACGACCATTGATCCAGGTCTCTCTCTTGGTCGCTAGACCCCATGGAGACAGGTTCCTAAGGGCCCTCTCACCCAGAACCCTATCGATCCTTCCACAGATATATGGGATGTCATACAGACGAGTGTTCCATCCAGTCACAACGTCAGGATAGTCATTCATCCACCAACTAATAAATGCACCAAGCATTTCTCTTTCTTCAGGATAATAATGATAGGTCACATTATCCTGACTAGGAGTATATGGTTTTCTGCCCCAAGTTGTAATTTTCTTGGTTGCATAATCCTGAATGGAGATGGTCAACATCTCTTCAGAACAATGTTCTGGGTCAGGAAATCCTTCTTCTGATGAGACCTCAATATCAATGGTCACAAGTTTCATCTTCTTGATGTCAAACTTGATCTCATCTTGAGGATACTTGTCAGAAATGTATTGGTAGATATATCTCTCATTACCATAGATCTTGAAGTTCTCAATCTCATCATACTTCTTATAGAAGTCTCTACAGTCCCTTACTGTTCCAGGTTGAATTGCCTCAACATATTCACCTTCTAGCGTTTTGTATTTTGTGGGTACTTTGGAGTTAACATACAGTGTTGGACGATAGTTGGTATCACGATAGTGAACTCTCTTACCGTCCTCATAACCACGAACAAGGAATTGATTTCCAATCATCTGTATGTTTGTGTAGAAATTCATTCCTTCAGTAGGTCCTCGTACTTCACTTTCAGTTTACTGTTAGGTTCCATAATTGTCAAAATCTTTTCAGAACTAATCATAAACTCATTCTGATTTGTAAGGTTAACAAACCATGGAGTCAACTCCATTGAATCAGGATTAAGAATAAAAGGTTCTATCAGTTTACAATCTGGTTCGCCCAGGTCTGATGAAACCTCTTCAATCTGTGTCAGAATTAGTCTCTGATCCGTCAGTGACAGTAGTTTCAAGTTTTCTATTTTCATTTTTTTCTACTCCTTTTTCGTAAGCTTCTTTTAGTTCATCAATTGGTTCAGTTGCAGTGACAACCCAATCTGCAACAACAGGAATCATTTCATCTTTACTTAGGGGCATCCATGGAGTAAGTTGCATTCTAAACGGGTGCTGTTTATCTCCCTTATGATCAGTATCTTGTCCAACCAATTTTACTCGACAAGGGTATCTAAGAAAATAACCAACCACCGTAGGTTTTTCCTCATCACCAACACACATCTCTTTTACGTCTGCGATAACGTCTTCTCCAGACTTCAATAGTAATAGTTTAACAGTCATCTTTTACAATATACCTCTTATAAATTATAACATAAAAAAGAGGGGTTGTCACTGGATTGTGCCAGTTACCCCTCTGCGGCGACGATATTCAGTTTTATTTAGATCGATTCTTGTGTCTGTGGATTTGTCAAACTAATAATAGATGATACAAGTGTGAGTGGAACAAGAATGATTGCCCAAGCATAGACAAAAGCAAGGGCTGATGATTTAATATCACTTATCATTTTGTTGATGTCATTTTATATGCACCGAATGATGCTGTTGAGATTGCTGCAATGATTACTAGAATTTCCATAGTTCAAGACGTATTAGGATAGAACGGGATACAGAACCCCCCAACTGAAGAGGGAAGCTGCTGTGCCGAAGATTACGGTAGTCATGGTGAAGTTCATAATGGTCTCCATCAGATTACATAATTATATAGATTATAATGTATCATCATGATACACTTCTGTATCAACTGCAGCAAAAATTAGTCAGGGGATCAAAACCAGTTCTTACGTTGATGATGTTCTGGAACAATCCTCTTCATAGAAATCGTTAAGAGCCCATTCTCAAATTTAACTGATCCAACTTCCGTATCCTCTGCCAGTGTCCAAGCTCTGGTGAAAGATCTTGCAGCCACTCCTCTGTGGATGAATGTTGTTTCTTTTGTGGATTCTTCTCGTTTTCCTTCGACGAAAAGTTTTCCTTCTTCTGTGTAGACATTGACTTCTTCTGGGATGAATCCTGCCAATGCTAACTCTAGTTGTGATTCTGTATCACTGACTTGGATGAGGTTATATGGAGGATAGTTTGATGTTTCTTGACCTCTTAGGATTCTATCAATGTAGTCATCCATTCCAATTGTGTTGCG